GGATCTATTTGGAGTTGAAGGTGTTGACGCTCATGAGCCCAGCATCTTGGACTCCGCCGTAGCATGACCAAGCATACACAAGAAATGGCACTAGTTACGACTAACAATAACAGAGCAGTGATGGCACGTGCAGCAAAGCAGGTAATGCCTGCTATTGGAGCAGTAGCGTTTTCAAATACAGGACAGAAACTAATGTGGGATGGACTAAGTTATGTTGCATCGAAAGGTGCAGCATTAGTCAAGAAATTGAAAGGAAGGAATAAGAACGGAGCTTTAGTCGCCCACCCAGGAGCTTTTCCTGGGGCTGTGGCGGCACCGGTGGCTATCTCCAGGATAGTCAGGGGATCAAGACCTAAGTTTGTACGGAGCAAGGGATCTGTCACGATATCTCATCGAGAATTAATAGGACAGTTCAATAGCACCGCAGCATTAGTGGTAAACGGTGGAGTCACTGGAAATTTGTATCGGATCAATCCCTCGAATCCTTTACTTTTTCCTTGGTTACAGACTCTTGCATCTAACTTTGATCAGTACAAATTCGACTCTATGCGTCTTCAGTATGTGCCAATGTGTGCGACAACTGAAACTGGTAGAGTTGCGATCTATTTTGACAAGGATTCTCAGGACCTTGAGCCAGTAGATCGTATAGAATTAGCAAACATGAGACATCTAACAGAGACTGCACCATGGTGTGAAGCTTCTCTACAGATTCCCATGGACAACATCAAACGTTTTATGAATGACAATACCACCGTTGATCCAAAACTCATAGACTTAGGGCAGGTTGGGATAGCTACATATGGAGGTCCAGGGACTAATGTGGTTGGTGATTTATTCATCCATTACACAGTAACCTTCTTTGAGCCACAACCGTCTTCAGGATTGGTGGAGACAGAGCAATCTGGAACAGGATCGGTAGATTTTGGTCCAGATTTAGTTAGTGTAGGCACATCGGCTACTACTACTACTGTCACTTTCCGATCTCCCGGCACTTATCTCGTGTTCATGACTCAACGGGCTCTCACCTTTACAGGTGTGACGCCAATAGCCATGACTTTCAATTCTAGTACCAACACAACAGCTGTTGGTACAAATTATGCATCAATTTATAATGTTACTGTACCTGTACCTGGTGCCCAAATGCAATTTGTGGGCACAGGATTCGGAAACTACACACTTCAAATTACACGCGCTAAGATCACTAATGTCGCAACGTTGATCTAGTGTCATTGGAGGGGCCTCTTGAATCTAACCAATTCATGGAAACTGAATACGAACAAATCAATAAACCATGGAACGAACTATACAAAGAAGTAACGCTAGGGAACAAGCTTACAGTGAACGTTGGAATGGAGGATATGGAAATTCCCTTACTCCCTTCAAACTTCCTGACGAAAGTCCGAGTCTCAATGAGTGGAGGCTACATCACGGTGAGGAGAGTGAGAATAAAGATCATCCCCTTGGTTTCAAGGAAAGCTGGAGTTTCGGGAAAGTTGTATTTAAGAGATATCTCAGATACGACGGGACGGAAGCTTCATTGCACAGAGCTCTTGGATCTTGGGAAAGAAATTCGGTTATCAATGCAGCATCTCGATTTTTCGGTGTCAACCAGGTCGGATGTACCTATAGTATTCGGTTTCGAGGATCTTGTCTCACCCTTTCTGGAGGGTCGCGAACTCTTCAGCGTCTCATTGAGATGGCAATTCGGACTAAGTGCACAATGTTACAGTTTACCCCCAGCGAAATGGAAAGTGAGTTATCAAGAGGATGCCCTGAAGGTACTGAAACCTTCGAAGAACAAAGCGAACAGACAGACTCTTCAGTCTGGTGTAACGGATGTTAAGGTCTAAGACGTTAGTTTATGTGACACACTTCTTGGGTTAGGTAGCGTATGATGACGAGTCAGGTCGGGCTCCGCGTTGGGTTTGGTCACCCAAGGGATGGAGATATGGAAAGGGTCTCGTGTGCTATAAGTCTGATGGAAACATCTAGCTTGCAACATGGGCCTATGCCTGGATAAGTCATACGTATAACCTCCAAGTTGAATTGGATTCACATATTTGATCGTTAAGGAAACTTGCGGAAATTACATTAAGACACGGTTGATCTCACCCTTCGGGGGGGCTATAGAGATCACTGGAAGCACTACCGGAC